CCACCCATGTGACGCACGGGAAGGTAGCCAGACCAGCCATCTACTGCGATGGCATAGCCCACCACTTCCCCGTCCCCTGTTGGCCAACCGGGTCCATTTGTTTTCAGGTTCGGGTCGCGTGTCTCGACGTCGATGGCAATCTTAGTTGCCGACGTAATGTCCGGCAGTTCAAGCGGTGGAACCCATTCACTCTTCGGTGCAAACATCGTCATTTGTAATCCTGCCATTAGCTTCTCCGCCCAGCGCAGCGTAGCCACAAATATCTAGCCATGAGTCCTCGTGCGCGGGTGTTACTATTAATCGGGCAAGCTTAACAGCGATCATGCACTGATAAACCTGCTCGGGGGTGACGTCAGTTTCAAGAATGACTGACCATAAGTTAGCAATGCGTTGATGATTTTCATAAGCATCGCCGTAGTCCGCGGCCCGCTTACCATTAATTATCTGCTCTGCTTTTTGTAGAATTTCTTCCCGTTGCATCAGTCTGCCTTCACAAATTCTTTGCGCTCTTTATCCCACTCAAACCGGATGCCTTTAATTTCTTCATCCGGAATGCTGGGGTTGGTCCATCTTGCTTTGGCTCGGTAGTGAGCAAGGTCAATCACGCCGTTCTCTTTAAACAGCTTGCGGCGTTTCTCCTCGTACTCTTTCCACTCGGTCCACGACATTTTCATAAGTCATAACTCCTTGTTGCATCTTCGGCGTCTACGATGTACAGATTACGCCGTGTTCTTGTGACGCCAACATAGAACACGCGGTGCATGTCATCAGGATTGATGCGCATTTCATCATCGGCTGCTGGGCTGAGGTCCGTGAATAACACGACGTTATCCGCCTCACCACCCTTTGAGCCGTGGATCGTGGATGCTGTTATGCGGGGAATGCCGTTAAACTTTTCGCCACGTCGCAGCAGGGCTGTGATATAGGCTCTGTCAGTCTCGGGCAGTTTGTCCATGGCCTCGGACCAAATCATGTTTTGGGTGGCCCGCAAGCCGTGGTCAGCTACAAGGTCTCCCATTTTTACGAGGTCGGTATCGTCGATGTTGGGCAGCTTTTTGTAACCTCGGGTAACACGATTACCGATAGACATGTAGCCATACACGACACGTGCTACTTTCCCAGACACTTCTTTGCCTTTGCGGAGTTGTTCCCATCCGTTTACGGCGTCGCTTACCCTCTCGCTGATGGACCGTTTGCCGCGGTACGTGAAGAGGTAACCGCTAGAGCGCAGGTCGTTGTACACGGGCTGTAGCTGGTAGGCCGCCTGTGACAAAATCAACCAAGACCCTTGTGTCATGTCGAGGGATTCAATAGTGTTGATCCGCGCCACCTTGCCCAGTTCGTCTCTGGGTTCGTATTTTTTGGGGAACCGCCTGCCGATGCGGCGCACGACATTCTCTGCAATATCATGCACAGACCGTGGGATACGGTAGGACTGCGAAAGCGTCTCCGATCCTCCCGGCAGGTTAATGAAGTGATCTACGTCAGCGCCCGCCCACCGATATATCGCTTGGTCATCGTCCCCTGCGCAGTACATACGTTTGGAGTGTGCATCCAATATGTGTGCGATGTCCCACTGTAGCGGGCTAAGGTCCTGCGCTTCATCTAGGAAGCACAGCTCGAAGTTTGGGCAGAACTTATCTGAACCCTTTGCAAAGTGTTCCAGCATATCCGTGAAGTCATACAGGCCCATGCTTTCCTTGTAATCACGTAGGCATTTGTCAACGTAGTTCACGGTGTTCCAATCGGGGTCGATGGTGCTGATGTTGTACTGATCCCGAAGATTAACTTTTCGTAATCTTGCGAGGTTGATGAGTCCTAAAATGGGATCACTGCTGGTGACAAGGCTCGATATATCGTCATCCATAGAGTTGTTCTTGCTTCCGCCAAGGGATACACCTATTGCTCGGCTTAACTCTTTATAATGTTCGTCCTGCATTACCTGCTGAGGACGTATGTCGGTCATTGTCAGCGCAAGACTATGCAAAGTACGGAAGAAGATGAGGTCTTTTTTGGGGTCCAATCCAAACCGTTCCGCAGCACGTTCCTTAGCTTCGTTTGCTGCCTTTCGGGTAAAGGCTAGGAAAGCAATCCTATCTGGCGGCGTCCCCTTCTCTAGCGCATCGTCTACCATGTTGAGCAGTGTTGTTGTTTTTCCGGTGCCCGGCGGTCCAAATATCCTAAACATTAATTCGCCTCTATTTGTCTTACTATCTGGCGAATGCGCTCACGAGACAGGTTCATTCTGCGCCCTATAGCTGCAAACGTCATACCACGCTTATACATATCGAAGATTCGTTTATTTCGATTAGAGAATTCTGCGGCGGTCAAAACGGAGCCTCCCCTTGATTACCAAACTTCGGTGAATTGAAGTCCATTTCAACCGTGTCAAATGCCGGTATCTGCCATACGCGGACGGCTCTTCCTTTGATCTTCAGTACGACGCTCTCGCCGTTGATGTCTCGTAGGCGTTGAGCAATCTTATGTGATTTGTATTCAAAGAACTTGTTCTTGCGTAAGAAGCCCTCAAAATCTTTAAGCCTAAAATACGTGATGCCTTGCTCTTCATCGGTCCACGGGCGGCGTAGCAGGATTTCTTCTTTGTCCTGCGCCTGCTGTAGGTGACGGCAGAACTCTTCAAGATAATCGTAGAACTGGCCGCCAATGCTGGCATCTTGAGCCACTTCAATGATGGCGCTTTCGTTGTCGCGCATCTCAGAGAGCAGGGTGCTGATCCTGCCTTCCCACATTGTTTTCTGCACTGACTGCGGCATGAAGTTAAGCTGCTCCATGCAAGCCTTTTGAAACAGGGCTTGATTCATCAGCGCGTCGGTATCTAGCTCCAGCGGTTCGCCATTCACGTCCATGAACCAGACGGGCGGGGTGGAGTTATATTTACGGAGGTTTGCGATTGTTGCGCCAGCTACCGCAGCGCCAACACCAAACTTGCGGGTACGACAAAGCTCTTTATTGCAGTGTGAGTTGATTGGCGAGTCGTTACACTTGTAGGCGTAGTCTTTGCGCTCTACCTGCTTGGCAACTATGTTGACCTCCGGCAATGGAAGCGGCGGAGACAGGTACTCCATGTTGTACTTGAGGATTTCGGATTCCCAACTGTCCGGATATGCCTTGCGTAAGTACACCCCCATATTGAAAAGGCCATTGTTTCTACCCCCTTCGCTGATGCCAGACTTACACAGTATCTGCAAACAAGGCGGACCATCACGTAGAAGGTCGGTCTCGCCGCTGCCTACTACTTGTAGCTTAACAATCTCTTCAGGGGTCTGAACAAATTTCTGGTGCAGTTCAATGAATTCTTCGAGTGTGGCCGACGTGCCATCATCAAGAAACGCGTAGCGCAATCCATTCTCGTGGTCGTAGTACGGCAGGTTTAGGAAGTTACCTACGTCACCACGGTCGAGGTGCAGCTTGACCTGCTTGGGAAATATCTCGCTTTCTCCATAGCCGAGAGCCGCGGACATGTTTTGCAGAGCTTTCTGCATGTCTTTTGCTTCTACCCAATTGGCAGAAAACAAGAATAAGTGTGCGCCACCGGACTTTGACCGGCACACAACGATGGGAAGCTTAAGCTTCCTAATTTTGTTAAGAAGCAACTTGTGGTCCAGCGGGTACTGGTCGATGTCGATACAGCCCCACTTACAGCAGTTGTCTTCGTTAATTGGAATGATACCTAGACCACTTCCTTTCCCAGAGAGATGGTTTTCCCATAGAGTTTTGGTCCGTGGTTCACGCACTACGCCAGCTTTTCCCTTGGCCTTACCATTGGCCCCGGTATTTTCTATCTTGAAGTAGCCATATGCTTCCTTCAGACCATCGAAGATGGCCATAAATTTTTCTACTGACATTGTTGCCCCCATACGGAAAAATACGGCGGAGCCGAAGCCCCGCCGTTTACGACTTAGAACGGTGTGGAACCGCCTGTTTGATCATCCGTATGCTTTACAACTACATCACCGGCAGTGATGCTATCGGCAAAAGACTTAGCTCGCTGGTACAGCAAGACGTCTTGGATGGGGCCTTCTACAGACATTTCCCAGCCGTGCCACGAGCCCTTCGAGTTTTCCTCTTGGATCGTTTTCAGGTGATAAATGTGCGAAAATCGGGGCGGGGTAAACGGCCCGTTCAAACCCATCATTGATCGAGATGCCATCATGCTGTTCCATTTACGCGACTTCTTGAGCTGCGTAGATTTCATCGCAATCAGGGCGGTCTCGTGTGACCCGTCCTCGTTGATAAGAACGACGAAGTGCTGATGCGTCTCCTCGATATACTCACCGTTGCTGTCAACAACATAGTCTTTGTTGTCTTCCGGCGAACGCTCAGTACGGGGACGCCCGTCTTGAGGCTCGTAAATTGCCACGGGCGCACCGGTTCCGCTGCCACGCGGAGCCCACTGAATGAATCGACGCTGGTAAGCACAGGGGATCACGCGAACACCGTCCTTACCTTTGAAGATTGCACCAGTAACGGTGTTGTAAATATCGCCCTTACGAGCCGTCTCGTTCTCGTCCAACACCGGGTCATTGCCAGACAGAACCTTGAGGAAAGGAAGCGCTAAGTCTTCTTGCCCCATGTTCTCCATGCCACGGCCTGCATCGGCCTCAAACATAGCTGCATCGAATACAGCCACCTCATTGTTGCCAGCTTTAGCTACTGTTTTAGTACTCATTTTTTTCCTCTCTTGATAACTGCGCGTTGACCAACCCACGCCCCGAAAAGCTCCATTGGAAATTCTTCCCCAGCTTCCACACGCTCTTTGACGAACGCACGGAGGGTTTGCGGATGAACATCGGTCTTTTGCTCGGGGGTATACCCTTGCTGCTGCGCAAACGCAGAAAAGGCACTGGCAAGATCGTCCTCTCCACGGCCAAACTGGCAGGCGACAGTATTCTTGATAATGTCGTCGTACCCGTTATCGCGGAGCCAATCGTAGGCTTGAGGACGGTTTTGTACGAGGATCGAAGCGCCATACGTTTGCTTGATGTCAACGGTAGAACCGTCGTCCAAGGTAAACGATGAAAGCCCGATTTCAGCCAACATTGCTGGCATGTCCTCGTCAGTAAGTTTCAGAAGCACTTTCTTTTCTTCCTTGATTTGTTCCTCAAGGCTTTCAATTAGTGTTTCCTTATCGCGGATAGTTCTGGCCAACGTGGCTACCGAAGTTAAGCCTTGCTGGTCTATTTTTTCTACCGATGAGGCAACAGTTTTTTCAAACTCCTGCTCCATCAACTTGGTTAGGTCATCACTCATCGTGGTTCTCCTCTCGTGGTTAAAGGCACCGGTTGGGCCTTGACAATTGCAGATAATATCTTATACTTCGTACTTGTCAAGCGGTTTTTAAAAAAAAGAGGAAATGATGGCTGGCTACGAGTTTGAGACACACCCCTACGACCACCAACGCGAGGCTTTCGAAGACTCGTGGGACGCGGAGTTTTATGCACTTCTCATGGAAATGGGCACGGGGAAAACCAAGGTGGCCATCGACACGATGGGGGCTCTGTTTGAAGCGGGCAAAGTCAAAGCTGCTTTAGTTATCGCGCCCAAAGGTGTTTATGACAACTGGGTCAAGGGAGAAATTCCCATTCATTTACCTAAGCGAATACCGCGTCATGTGTTACGGTGGACTCCGGCTAAGACATTAAAGTTTGAGAACGAGCTGAAGGACTTTATCGTGGACCGTGATCCCAAATTAAAAGTCTTCGTAGTAAATGTTGAAGCTTTCTCGACGCCCCGTGGCACGGAAGTTGCGGAGGCGTTTCTCTACCAGAACCCAGATAATCTGGTCATTGTTGACGAATCGACGACGATCAAGAACAGAAAAGCATCGCGGACCAAGAACATCCTTGCGTTGCAAAAGCGAGCCAAGTACCGCCGTATTCTGACCGGTTCCCCTATTACCAAAAGCCCTATGGACTTGTTTAGCCAGTGCAACTTCTTGGCCGAGAAAGCGTTGGGCTTTAACAGCTACTATGCCTTCCAAGCGCGGTACGCGAACGTCGCAAAGCGAACCATGGGTCACCGCAGCTTTCAGCAGATCATGGGCTATAGACGGCTAGATGAGCTGTCTGAAAGGCTGGACCGGTTTAGTAACCGGGTGCTGAAGGAAGACTGCTTGGACCTGCCTGCCAAGGTGTATGTCCGCCGAGAGGTAACCTTTACCCCTGAGCAGGAGCGCCTGTACCGACAGATGCAGAAGTTGGCTCTGGCAAAGTTAGAGTCGGGGGAGCTGGCAACGACCGCCAGCGTACTGACGCAGATTATGCGTCTTCAACAGATTTGCTGCGGGCATTTGCAGCCAGATGAGGGTAAGATCAAAGAGATCAAAAACAACCGTTTGAACGAGTTGTTGGACCTCACTGACGAGTTACAGGGAAAAGCAATCATTTGGGCGTCGTATACCCACGACATTCAACAGATAGCTTCTGCCCTGCGCGACCGTTTCGGGCCCGAAACGGTCGCAACCTATTACGGGGAAACGCCTCAAGATGATCGACAGGAGATCGTCGAACGCTTTCAGCAGAAAGACAATCCCCTGCGTTTCTTTGTCGGACAGCCTAAAACAGGAGGTTATGGAATTACTTTAACCGCTGCCAACACGGTGATTTACTACAGCAACAGCTACGATTTGGAAATACGGCTTCAATCTGAGGATAGGGCACACCGTATTGGGCAGACAAACAAGGTGACTTACGTGGACCTTGTGACGCCCGGAACCATTGACGAAAAAATCTTAGGCGCTTTGCGATCCAAGATAGATGTAGCCAGTGAGGTATTGGGTGAAGATGCACGGTCGTGGCTTACTTAGCCATAGCCGCCCATGAGCGAGGCTATACCGCCCGGCAGCGGCACAGGTCCACCGCTCAGTCGTGGCGCAGGTAGCGCTTGTTGATATTGCTGCGCCATTGGGCCACCACCAAAACCAAAGCTTTCTTCTGCGCCAAAATGCGCTCTTTCGGCTTGGTCCACCAAATCTAAGAAGTGGTCTACCTTCTGTTGCTCGGCCTGCATTTCTGGCTGCGCGTAGGTCTGCATGAGGTAATTCTGATAAATCTTAAGAGGTTGAGACTGCATCTGGCCCATTTGTTGGCCAAACTGACTATGTAATTGCTCGAATAAACCACCAATGGCGGGTTGCATTTGCGCGGGCATCTGTATTTGCGCGGGCATCGGCATTTGAGCTATGTTCATCTCTAGCTCGGGTTTTTTTGGAGCTATCAGCGGCATCATAGCCGAATAAGACCCTTTCATCGGGTCCGCGTATGGCGATTTAATCATCCCACCCTCCTGCATATACTGTATCGAAGGCACCACACCACCCTCCGCTCTTTCGATTGTGCGATACCGAGGGTCACGTGGGTTTTCTGGATCAGTGGTGTTGCCGGGTGACGTTGTAGCCGACCCACTAGACGAGGTTGACGTCCCTGTCGGGCTTCCTGTCCCTGCAAACCCAGATAACCCGGCGGTCCCACCAGACGTTTGGCCCGAATACCCGGCAAGGCTGAACACCGGCTCGGTGCCACCACGGCCAAACTGAGTATAGGAAAACGGGATAGCTTCGCGAGCCCGAGACATGGCTTCGGCGCGTCCTTCTGCACGGGCCGCGGCTTGTGTCGCAAACCGGTCGTACTCGGCTTGATCTTTAGCCCAATTCGGGTTCTGTAGCTTGCTCCAGTCGGCAGCGCTGTAGTAACCGCGATCTCCTACTGGTCCGCTATATTCCCTAAAAATCGACATCAGCCTTGCCCCGCTAAACTAGCTATTCCCATTAAATCCCTATCTTCGGGAAAAAGAGCTGCAAACCTAGCCCGATCAACCGGTCCCGAAGGGGTTGAAGGGGTTGGCCGTGGAGCCGCGGAAGCCGCTTGGACTGGACTAGGTGCAGCACCTCCGCCCTGAGTGGGAGTTTGGGCGGGAGGTACAAGAGCCCCTTGCTGGTTAGCTGGGGGCAGTGTTGGTTGTCTGACGGGCGCAGGTGGAGGCGTAGGTTGTTCAGGTGCCTCATACTCCTCTGTCAAATCTTCATCTATTGCGCGGATACCAATTGGTAGACGACGGCCCCCCTGTCTTGCCAGAGGTGCTATAATCTTCTCAATACGAACAAGCAGGTCGTCTTTCATCTTGGCGTCTTGGATTTCTTTCGCCATTGCGGCAAAAAGCTTCGGATTAGCGAGCATTTCCGTCATGACTTTGATGCGCTGGGTCTCTGGGCCGCGGAGCAAGACACGCTGTATGAGGTCCGAACCAGTTTGTTCAGCGATCAGGCCCCCGCTCATTTGCGGCATACCGAAGAATTTCTTCAACTGTTGCTGTGATGCGGCACCCGCAGTAGCATCCGCAATTCGGACTAAAAACAGCTTGGCCATGCTGGGGTTTTTAAACAGCACGTTTTCAAAGTTGTTGGTAGCAAAAGCCTCATCAATGCCACGAATGGTTTTAATCATCTTTTGCACTTCTGCCATTTCATCTTTGGTGGCCATGCCCTTTGCAACGAGAAAGTCACTCACAGAAAGCTTGACACTAGGATCTACCCCGGGTATTTGCGTAAACAGCTCCCGCTGTAAAACATCACCATTGGGTAAGCCCGCAGTGTTGTTTGCTTTTCGCAGCGCGTTGTTAAAGATTGCAGATTTAAGGCCCTGTATCGCTTGTTCTTTTTTGAAACCAGTGCCTTTGTAGTCTGCTTTACTAACCATGCGATACAGCGCATTAAGCGCCAAGCTTGGTTTTTCAGCAGCTAATGCTTGAGCAACCGCTTTGCCCGGGTCTTCGTACTGAAGCACCCATTGGAAAGCTTTAGTGCCGTAATGATAGGTTAACTGCTCATCCGTCATACCTCGACGGGCAGCTTCTGATGGTTTCATTTGAAGTGTTATGTCATCCAACATGCCGTCAAATGCGCGTTGAGCGGACTGAGCATTAGCTAAGTCCACCTCAAGGTCTGGAATAAGAGCATACAATTCTTTGGTGCCGGGTTTCTTCTTCCAATTTTCGAGTTTTGTCGGATTCACCGCAAATGTCTCTGTTACTACACCGGTCGCAGGATTTGTAACGGTTTTTTTATCTATAACTTGGTTCAAAGAATCTCGGAGCGCGGCTTGCATAATTTGATCCGCGTCCATTGCTCGGACGGCTTCTTCAGTAAACCCTGCTTCGTCGATCAAGAATCGACCGGCGGCACGAATTTGGTCAAAGCGCTTTGCCGTGCTTAAGTTGCCACCTCGGAAAGCCTGATCTAACAGGTTTTGTGGGTCGAGAATAAGACCACGGTTACGATCTACTCCTTGCAAATCACTTAAGAAGCTACGCGTAAACACGTTGTTTCGGGCAAATGTATAGGCGCGGGCCGTGTTGTATGCCTCAGAAACCTCGTCACGTTGACCGGTCAAGTCACGTAGTAAGGCATCGTTGATTTTATCCAGACGTTGCGCGTTGACAATATCAGTTCTGCCGGGCGCTCGCAGTTGTGCGGCTTTGTTCCGCAAGCCGGAATACATTTCAAAGAACTTCTGCGCAGTGGCCGGGTTTCGGCCTTGACCGTCTTGAAAGTATTTAGCCAGATCGTCGAAATCTGCTTTGTAACTACCTAAAGCAGCGTCTAATTCAGCTTGAGCGCCTTTCGATGAGAAGTTCAAGCCACCGCGGCTTGAAGGACGGCCAAGCAATTGCAGCACGTTGGGCTGGTTAATCTGCCGACCGTTACGTGAAAAAAACTCTGTCAGCGGATAACTCTTAACCTCTGCCCAAAGACGGCGCTCACGCGTTTTACTTAGATCAATTTGGTTTTTAAGAACATCGTACAGTTTTTCTGAAAGCTCAGTTCTTTCAGAAGGTAACTTTGGGTCACGGCCTAAGACTCGTGAGGCGGACCCGAACAAGTTAGCGACGCCATTATCAACGCCGTCTATGATGTTTTGCTCAAACAAACCCTGCTGAACACGGGCTGCCATTGCGAATGCTGCTGGATCACCCGTAGAAGCCAACGCTCGATACGCTTGGATGGCACCAGCTAGTAACTCTTGGCGACCAGAGCCTGTTGCAGCTCGGAGGTCCGCGCTAGATTTGGCCAGCTCTTGCTGAATGGTTTGCATGGTCGCCGAAAAGGGCAAGCCCTCCAGTTTTGCAAGGTCTGCAACAGTCAGCGTATAGATCTTGCCGTCCGCATCTTTCCGCTCTACCGCAGCCGCTTTACCGAGTTCCGCGATAAACCGGTTAAGCTGCTCTTCCGCTGTTTCTATTACTTCTCCCGTTTCAGGATTAACGCGGGGTTCATATTCTGCCGATTTTTGAATTGCCGAAATAATTCGCTTGCTAACATCTTTTTCAAGCGCTCCTCGCAAAAGCCCGTCTTTAGCAGTTTTATCCGTACCTTTGCCGTACCATTCGCTCATGGTGCGGAAAACGCCACGCATGAACTCAGGGCCTGAATCAATGACAAGTTGTGCGGGAATTGGAATAACTAACGAGCCGATAAGCTCGCCGTATAAA